GAAATCAACGTTATAGAACGTAAAATAGTTGAGTTGAGGATTCAAGTCCAATGAAGTGGTTAGTTCTATTAATGTCATTGGCTATTGGACAACAAGAAGTAAATGATGCGAATTTTTATGGGGCAATCTACAAAGGTTTACATTTAGTTCGGTTTACTTCTGAATGGTCAGATGATAATAAACAGAATTTTTATAAAGGAAAGTTTATTGTGAAGGGGGATTCGGCACACATGGGAACACAAATGATGATTTTACCTTCAAAAAAAGTTCCTCAAGTTGTTAGAAAATTAAGATTAAGAAATTTTCCAAGCGTAGTTTTATTCAAAGACGGCAAGAAAGTAAAGATGTGGAAAGCAGATTTTGATGGGAACTTAGAATTAAGGGCAGACGATGTTGAAAAAGCGATTAATTGGTACTCACGATGATAAGCTTTTATCTACATTGTGTAGTTGCGATTGTGATTGTAATTGCGGATGCAAGAGGAACGCTTGAGCCAACTATTAATAAATGGGAAAAGAAATTAGGAATACCAGTACCAGAGGTTCAGGATGTCGAAGGGGATTAGTTCTGACAGTCAGGTACACATATCAATAGCTTTCTTAATAAAGGCTATGATTGGAATTTCCATGATGATAGCAGCATACTATCAGATACAAATGAAGTTTGCAAGTATGGATAGAAGTATAGGAGATATGCATGAAGAATTGGTGGTGTTAACTTCTAAAATGCATGATATGGAAAAGCAGCATTTAGAAGAATTAGAGCATCACAATGTTGAGCTAGAAGAAGAAAATAAAAGTTTAATGCAAAAATTAGGATTGAAGAAACGATAAACAATAACAACAAGGAAATGAAATGGCAAAAAAACAAAATAAAAAAGAAAAAGAGCCTTTTCTCGATATTGACGGAGATACGTATTCCGTTGATGAACTTAACGATAATCAAAAGCTGATGGTACAACATCTATCAGATTTGAATAGGAAGATTGATGGAGCTACATTCAATCTTCAGCAATTGCAATTTGGAAGACAGGCGTTCGTTGATGCGTTGAAGGCTTCTATTGATGAAGCATCAACTAGCGAAGACTCAGACTAGCAGTTTAATAGATAAAGCCATAGTCTCGGCTATGATGATTGAATCTATTATAATTGCTTTTAGTATCCGGGAGGATATGTTTCTAGCGGTAGCAATGGGAGCATTAGTCGTAATTGGATTACGAGCAACTAAGAAAGTACTAGATGATTGACTCTAAAGTTTTCGGTCTGTATGCAGAATATGGTGCTGTTGGAATAATAGTAGTTTTATTCGCGATGATGATAATCAATTTGATTAAGAGTCAGAAATTACAGAATGAAGATTTAGATAATATTAGACAATCAATCGTTAAAGCTGAGACTAAGATGGTTAATGTGGAGGGTATAATTTTAAAGATGTTAGATAGATGGAATCGTTCAGATGAAATCTCTCAAAGGCATAGAGAAGATATTGTTAAGGAATTAAATGATGTTACGGATGATTTAGCATACTTAAAGGGCAGGATAAACTCAAAATGAATAAGAATCAGGTAGATAGCTGGAGAACAGATACTCAATCTAGACTAGAGGAATTGACTGTTATGAGTGCTAAACAATCAGGCGAGATAGCTCATATTAAAGAAACGGTAGATGACATTAAAGTTTTAGTAAAGGAACAGAATGGCAGGGTTCGCTCATTGGAATCTTCTGTATCAAGTATACAGAGTGTGGGTTCATTTGTAGCTCTCGTATTCGGTTCATTAATTGGATGGTTATATAAAGGAGACGCATAATGGAATGGATTCAGAGTCATTGGGTAAGTATTGTAGGGACACTAGCTGTAATAGGTGGTGGATTGTATATACCATTTGTAAGAGGACTCGTTGTTACAGGGCTTAAAACTGTAATTAGCGAAGCGGTCTTAAAAAAGGTTGCGATTCAATTCGTTGAAAAACTTGTTAAATCAAGTAAGAATAAGTTGGATGATATTTGGTTCGCCGAATTTAAAAAGAATGTAACTGATTCTTAAACCCGATGCCTAACATGAAAGGTTTTTATGGTTAGTATAAAACAAATAAAGTCATTGATAGAGCGTACCTGCATGGCTATGGGTAAAAAGTTTGCATCTAAAGATGCAGTCGAACTTGTTTTGATTACTGGGATAGTTGAATCAAGATATGAATATCTAAGACAGCTTGGAAATGGGCCTGCTTGCTCGTTCTGGCAAGTAGAGCCAGCGACTTGTGTAGATAACCTTGTACACTATCTTAAGCATAGAAAGTCATTGATAGTAAGCTGTGCGGAGGCCAGTCGTGTGGATAGTAAGTATTGGCAAGTGTATGATGAGGATATTTGGGGTGATATACTTGAAAAGAATATAGCTGCTGGTATTGTACATTGTCGTTTAAAGTACTGGAGAGTACCAAAGTCAGTACCTAATACAATAGAAGGTAAGGCAGATTATTGGAAAAAATATTATAACACTGAGGGTGGAGCTGGCAATCCGGAACACTTTGTTGATGCTGCTAAAAAATGGTTAATATGAAATTAAAGAATGCGTCGTACAATAAAGGGAATAATAAAATCAAGTTTCCTAATGGCAAGTATAATAAAAGTACGGATATTACTGTGGCTGTTACGCCGATTAAGGTAAAGAAATAAATGCCTAAGCAATTTAAAACATATACTAGGTTTGACGGTGGTTTAAATACCAAGACCAATGCTCGCTCGATTAAAGACAATGAGCTCGCTGACATTAAGAATGCTATTGTAGATGAGTTTGGGCAGATACAGTCTTGTGGAAAAATAACCGATAATACCAGTGATTATGCGGCGCCCAGTATTGATGCTTCAGTTGCTGGCTATGGATTATTCCAAGGGACTTTTGATTATAATGCTGGCGGAACTAATGCTGCAACGGTAAGAACATTTTTAGCGGATACTGACGCCACATCGGACACTAGAATAGACATCTATGATGCTGGTGGCTCTTGGGCTGCAGATTCAATAGACCTAGGTTCCACCACTGGCGGTGCGGTCATATACGATATAGCAGATGGCGCTGTGAGAGTATGTGATACCAATTTTGGGGCTGGGAACGCGGTAAAATGGTATGGTTATATCAGTAAAAAACTTTGGTTAGATTCAAGCGGTACACAATTAAACGTTGGTGGCGGTAGTGTACAAAATGTAACAGGTTGGAAAACAGATAGTGCACCTCCTCTGCCACCCTTTAATGGGACTGCTGGTACTGGAATAGCTGCCGCTGTCTTGACTAAAGAGAAGAGTTTAGTGTTTACAAGCGCAGGAAGCCCCAGTACGACTTTAACCGTTGGAGGAACAACTTTTGCCACCACCTATGATACTCAATTTGATAGCGGTTTATACGTAGCTATTAATGAGGATGGTAGTGAGGTGCAAGGAATTGCATCGAGAACAAACACTACTACTCTTATTTTGGACTCTGCAGAGGCGTGGGGTGTTGGCGCAGATGTATCTGGTTATATTGCCCCAGACGCTGGGTTAGGTTTTAATCTGGAGGTTGTGCCAACCAGCTCTGGTTCGTTTACTGCAGCTACCTATCAATTTGCCCAGACATTCATTTATGACGGAAATCAAGAATCGTTACCCACTACTATGACGGGTACTATTGCCGTAGCAGCAAGTAAATATTTAGATTGTACGGTTATTGCATCCCATGGATATGCGGATAGAGTAACTGGTGGAAGAATCTATTGCAGGGATAGCACTTTAAAAGGCGAGTGGGAACTGCTTATTGACATATCTCTAACTGATGGATGTAGGAGCAGTTTGGAGGCTGATTATGGTGGATGGAGTACTATGTATAGTCAGGCTGCCTATCTTATTGGTGGAGCAGCTGTCGGTGTTAATAGCTCTGATACTTATGCCTCCCTAAACGGGTATTCCTCAGACCTTTCAACAGCATCGGTTGGTGTAGCTGGGGAGGGTTACAAAACCAGCGTTGTCACTAACAGAAGAAAGTTTATAGCCAATATAAAATCAATTAATGCAAACGGTCAGACTGAGCTTTCAGCTGATAAGTTATTGTATAGTGAGATAAATAAATTTGATACATTCCCAGTTACTAATTTTATAGAGATAGGTATAAATGATGGTGAGGATTTTATTAAGCTAGAATCCTTTGCAGACCGTATCTTGGCTTTTAAACAAAAGACCCTTTATATAATCAACATAGGTGGTGGTTCTGATACGCAATGGTTTTTAGAGAGTGAGCATACAAATATGGGTACCCCCTTCCACGCCGCTGTTGTTAAGACAGATTTTGGTGTGGCTTGGGCGAATAAACAGGGTTTATTTTTCTATGATGGTTCAAAGATTACCAACCTACAAAAGAAGATATTGGAGTCCACTTGGAAGTCCTTTGTAAACGCAGACACCATAGTTGGATTTGAGCCAGTTAATAAACATTTAGTCGTTATAAGAGATGCGGCTGCTTCCGGTGGTACGAGCGGTGATGCGTATGTGTATAGCTTTACAACGAATAGCTTTACATTTATTGAAGACTTAGCAACCAATGCAATCAAGACAAACATTATTACAGACGCCTACAATCAAATGACATTAGGTATTGGTACTGATGAGTTAGAGTCTTACGATGGAGAGCCGGATTCTGGTGCAACATTTGACATCACGTTAAAAGATGACGATTTCGGATTACCGAATACGGTTAAAAAGATTTATGGTATTACCATTGAATATGCAAGTAACGCAGCTAACTC